TGATCTTGTTTGTACCCATTGCCAGCGCACCCGTCATTGTGCCGCCTGACTTGGCTAATTTTGTTGCTATGCTATTGGTTACAGTTGTTGAGAATGAAGCATCATCACCCATAGCGGCTGCAAGCTCATTAAGCGTGTCTAAGGCTGCTGGAGCATTATTAATGACGTTAGCTATTGATGTGTCAACGTAGGCTTTAGTCGCTGCGTCTGAGTTTTGTACTGGGTTAGATAAACCAGTTATGGTTGCCGATGTGCCAGCGTCCATATCAAGCGAACCGCTAATGTTTACATGATTAAACGCACTTGTGCCTGTGTTAGCAGTGACATTGCCTGTTACATTGCCTGTTACTGCGCCTGTGTGAACGCCTGCTGTGTTACCCGTGACGTTTCCTGTGACTGCGCCAGCTATCGGGCCGACAAAGTTTGTGGCTGTAACTGTGGTTCCAACTACTGTAGAAGCAACAGAAGCACCTAATTGAGTACCATCAATAGTGCCACCATTAATATCAATGCCCGTTACAGGCGTTGTGCCGCCTAAAATGTTATCTGTTTTCGTCCAGTTCGCATTGAGTTTAGTGCCCCAGCTATCGTCACTTGCTCCATTTTCTGGTTTTACAAATCCATAGACGGGTGTATTAGTATCAGCCATTTTCTAAGTCCTTAGTAGCTATTAACTTTAATCGCAAGGCCAGAGCCACCCGATATTGCTTTGGTGCTGTCTTTGTTTAGATTATTAACAGCCGCGTTATACAAAGCAGCCCACACAGTAGTTCGTGCATCGTCCTTTAAGTAAGGTGCTGTGTGAATGAGTGTGCCGTAGAGATAAACATCGGGCGCATAGGTCAACAGCCAGTTTGTGGTGTTGGACGCACTTAGCCCTGGTGTTCTGCCTGTATATAAAATATCAGCAACATAAGGCCCATCGGGGCTAGGCTGAACTTCTAAACTATTGCCATTGATTGCATAGTTGGCTGGTATACCTGTCGCATTATTGTTTGTGGCGCGTAATATGCCAAGAGCCGCAGAAGAGGTTAACTTTACTTCACTTGTGCCATTAGCTTGCAGACTAATACGACCAGCTTCTAACCAATCCGTAGGCAGTGTGGTGTACTGACTTGAGATAGTAAGAGTTGATCGAATCTGCATACGCCAATGACGCACATCACGATTTAAATTACTTTCAGCAAGATCAATAAATGTGTCGATTGATGATGTTAAATCATCACGATTTAGAAAGTCTGCGATTGAGGTTTTAAGTTCTGCGTATGTTGATATTGCCATTACTTAGCCATTCTTTTTTTAACGGCTGCTGACAGGTCTTTCTTGTGGAACAGGTCTTTGCTAGTGCTAGTGTGCCTAGCCCCTGTCATTGGCATGCCATTGGTCTTGTGAGTAGCACCCGTATACTGAGTGCCATTTTTTAGGTAATGCTTAACGCCTTTAGCCATTTCAATAACCCGACCTAGTTGGCTTTTTCTTAGGCTTCTTGGTTGGCTTTTTCTTAGGCTTACTTTTCATCATAATGCACCTCCAAAATTGTTAGTGCATTATATCATATTATGCTAGTCCTTTAACATTCCGTTTTAATGCTCCTCGGTGTTTTTTCTTAGAACGCCCTAAATCCCCTGCTGCAAAGGCTTGTGCCATTTGCCTAAGTGCATCGGCTGCTTCACTGTGACCTTCTGATTTATCAGGTATGTGTGACCAGCGTTGTTCACTATTTGACCATTTTCTCCTGTAAGATTTAAGGTGGTCTAGCCCTGCGGCACACTTTTCATCATCAATCCAAATATACGGGAACATATCACTGGTCTGCTGTATTCCCCACAAAAGTTCTTGAATTCTTGGGACTATGCGCCAACTGACACCAGGCATTAATTTCTTTAACATATCCTTTGGACTTTTATTCTTTAATTCACCTTGCCGTTTATGGTCGGCATCGTGAGGCAAATGCATTTCGCTAAACACTAAGTCAAGACTTTGTAACCACTTTACTGCGTGTGAATAGGGTTCATTCCATGCTTCATAAAAATGTATACACCTATACTCAAGACCCACTTTTTGAACAATCCATATTGCTGTTCCGTCTGACGCCCCAATATCAAAAAATCCCATGCAAGGGTGTGAAGCAACCACTGGCAACTTACCAATTCGACCATCCGATTTAGCCTCGTTAATTTCGCGTATCCAAAACGCACCATCTGGGTATTCAAGAAAGTCCCCCTCCCAAACATGACCATAAGTATCAGGTCTTTGTTCTAAATCTTCTAAGCGTTGATTTGTTAAAACTTTTGGCATCCAAGGATTATCTTTATATCCAATAGGCGTTATTTTGCATGAGTTAGGCTTGTTTAAACGGAACCTAACGTGTGTTGCAGAAGTCTTTGATTGAGGATTCCATATCACCCATAGTTCACTGTTTTCTTCTCGAATAGAGGGTAATAGCTTCATGTACGCCTCTTCACTGACTGTTTCCGCTTCGTCAATAAACGCTAACAGAATACGGGCTTTAGATTTAATACTGTCGATGTTGCGTGTCAAGCCTGCAAAGCTATAACTAATACGCCCATCCTTACTGCGTATGTAATGATCACCACAGTCATAGTAATCATTAAGAAATGGCACTGCCTGTATTGCGCTTTTAATTTCTGCAAATGATGATTCACTTAAACTGTTCATGTATTGACGCAAACAAAGTATCTGGCCTGACCTTCCACTCTTGCCAAACCTATATCCCCACACTGCGCTCATCAATGCAAAAGCCCTAGATTTGGCCCCACCCCTTCCACCAAACGCTGCGCGTATTCTTGCTTCACCTTGGAATATTGGAACCAGTTTAGGTGGTAACTCTAGGTCAATTTCAGACATTAAAGATTCTCAAACTCTTTGGCGACCAGGTTAATCGTAGTCGGTGGCGTTAGAGAACCATCACTAGAGGTCTGGTCAACCTTGTCAGTGTAATTATGCTTGGTTAAAACTAACTTAGTTATAGCGGCATTAAAGTCGCCTGTAAGCCCTTTATCACTTAGTTCTATAAACTGTAATTGCATAATTCGGTCTAACATATCCGAAAACTCTTCTTTTCCTTTCTCTTGCGCCCATGCGTACATCGTTGAGTTAGCAATGCCTAAGTAATAAGCAAGCCCGATATGTGAGGGAATAGCTGTACTATAGGATTCTAAGTATTCCTTAGTCTTTGCCAATAGTTCTGGCGTGTACTTGGTTGGTCTGCTCATTTTAATGTTCCGTTATTTCATTTTCATCAATATCTATATCGCTGAATTCTTCTACCCACTCCATAGCAGCCGCCATTAGTTGATCGTCCGATTCATTGCGAGATCGCTCTGTATCCACTTCAATGACTGTCTTAACCAACAATGCAATTATTAATGCACCTTCATTAATATCGTCTTGATAAATGGTTTTCATGCAGCCCCTTCAAGTTTTACTGTTAACTCTTTTACTTTGGCTTTGTACTTAGTTTTGATAGATAAAATATCGTCACGCCTGTATCGCTTTGGCTCTTGTGGCCCTTCCAATAGTTCAACTTGATCTATGCCAATCTTGTTAATCAGATTAATGCGGTAATCAATGGCATTACCTGAGAGGTGATTATTACAAGGCGCACACTGAGCATGGACGTTGTTCTCGTTGTAACGCAATTCTGCTGCTGCACCTACCGATCTGTAATGCCCTGCGTGTATCTGGCCTGTGTGGTGGCGTTGGCAGCTTATACAGGGCTTTCCTTTGTCTCTTAATCTGATGTACTTGTTAAATTCTGGCTGTGCTTCTTTGTGCAGTTCACCAAGGCTCTTTAAAGCCTGCTTACGGGCCTTTATGTCTTTCTTGATAATCTTGGCACTGTTAGCCTTTGCCATTGTTACAGCGCACTCTATGGAGCATACAGAGGCCGTTGACAGAAAAGGCTTGAATGTAATCTTGCAAGATTTGCATTTCTTTTGTCTCGCAGGCTTTAAACTCATGCAGCCTCTTTGTATTTAGAATAAGTCTGCAAAGCTGGTTCTGACCATGCCACATTGCGCTCACTTCCAAAGGCATAAATCACTTCAATTAAGTCAGAAAACTCCCCTTTGTCTAGCTTACTACTTCGCTTAGACAGACCAACAAAGCCGCCATCAATGCCCGGTACAGCGCGTTGCTTACTAAGGCTTGCCATGAACATGTCTTTCCAATCATCGGTGTCGAGACTATCGCCATACCAATCAACCTGTTTTTGAATGTCATTTAACATAGGCCAAAGCTTTCTATTCTGACTTAATGATCTAGCCTTACGCCTTAAAACCACTTCCACTGGGCCAATGAATAAACCTTTGTTAATCATGGCGCATATCTGAGAAATCATGCTCGATACATTTTTGTTATCAACACTGAAAATAACTTCGCTCATATTGCATCTGCCCATTTGCTCATTGGCAATCGTGATAAACGCAAACTTAATCGTAAATCCCACGCGCATTTCTTTTCATGTAACGGGCTAAACTTATACGCAGGGTTATCAATTAAAAGATACTCGTTTAGTGGGTATCTGTTGCGATTGCAGCGCATGATTAATGTCACATGGTATATAGGCATTTTGTACTTCTTGGCAATCTCTGATGCCAACATTCCAGCGTTCATTTTCTTAACCACGTTTTGACACTGCTCTAAAGTTAAACTCATGCAGCAGCCCACACCATTGCTTTCTTGCCTGTCACTTTGCATGAGCGCGTATGAGGATTGTTCACATACCCTTTTGATCGTAGTTCTGGTAAACGCTTCCAAGGAGCAGGTATGCCATTGCTCAACAATTCAATCTCACGCGCTGTTGATTCTGGGTTTTCTTTAACAATTTTTAATATTTCAAATTGATGTGTTTCAGCGTTCTTTTTACGATCTTTATCGTTATAGGCTGCAATGCTGGTTGGTTGAATCATGCGGCACTCCTTTCCTTGTTATATTTTTTTCTTGCTGTCGGATTAAGTTGTGATTTAAAGATGTGACACAAGCCGCCACTTTCACCCCAAGTGGCCTTAGTAACTGACCCCTGGTAATCAGGTAATAATTCTTGATACGGGCTTACAGGCTTTGGCTTTGGTAAATAATTCTTCATGCAAATAACCCTCTCAATGCTGCTGCCTGTTCTTTTCCAAATTCAATATCTTCATCACTTAACTGCTTAGTAATTAGTAAAGGTGC